TATACTCTCTATAGAACCAAAGTGTCCAATTTCAAGTGTTAGGAATTTCATCAGTCCTCATGCAGCTCGTTGTACACCTCATCGAAAGCCTTGTCTGTTCCAAGACTGTAGATGGCTTCCTGTTTACTTATGGAGTGAATCAACTCTTCATAGATCTGCTTGCGTTTGCCTTTAGGAAGTTTCAGGTCATTCAATGTAAGAATGAGGTCATTCATTAGGCTAGCAGCACTACTCATTAGTCATCTCTCTTTGGATAGGCGTTGTAATCTGTGAGGGCATCTTCAAGTAACGTGAGTGCCTTTCTCAAATCCCGCATCTCACGAAGAATCCACTCACGGTTTGTTTCTTGCTCTTCTGGCTCTAGAAAAGGGTTCGCACAGTTTATGCCGAACCGCTGAGTCTTGCCTATGGCCGCTTGAAGCTCTCCACACTCCTCTACAACCCAGGCCAACTTTCCTCGTAGGTTTGTAGGTCTGAATGAATCATCAACCATCATCTTCTTCCTCTACCATTTTAATGGTTCCCAACAACTCAAGAGAGATTTGAATGGTACACACGACACCCGTATCACAGCGTTTACAGTACAAAACCTCGTTTGTAGGTTCTCCCATGACTGGGTGAGACAGGTAGTAATCACTGAGGTCCCGAGAACAATCAACACCACACGTTGGACAACGCCACTCAATGATGTAAGGCATATATTGACGCTTAGCTCCTTCAATATGTCTATTCGCTAGGTGTCTCAGTTTCACTTTCTTCCCCAACTATAGACACAAGTAACTTCATGGTGTAGTCCCCAGGATTCAAACGCGCCTGCTGCTCCGCTTTCTTCTTCAACAACTCCAGTACCGTACCACACAACATGTCAGCGATATGCACACTCTGCGAGTCTCCATCCCGCTGCACAGTGAAGTCTATCTCTGCTAAGATTGTGTGGGTTGTAGCCTCGGCGCCAGCAGAAGTCATGTGACTTATTCGAGGTGACTTACTCATCGTCCACCTCCACAAACCGACAGAACTCGACGTCATCTGTGATCAACATCACTTCATTATCAAGTCCTGTAGCCCTAGACACGGCCTCTTTTATTGGTTTGTAGTCATCCATGTAACGAAGCATTTCATTAGGCATTTGTACTACAATAGCATTGCCGATACCACCTCGTATAAGGATGTTGTAATCCCCGACACTGATCTCCTGCCCATCCTTTGGAACAAGCGACACCAACTTGTACTTCTTCATAAATGACTCCTACTAGCTTCCTTCAACAACTCCAACCCCATATCCAAACAATCCTCCGTTGGTGGCGTATTCGCACTCACCCAAGCACGCAGAGCTGCTTCAGGGTCTAGTTGGCTGACTTCCAATGTAACACGTGGCGCCGTCTTGTCAACCTTAGAAACCACTTCCAGCTCAGCGCAGGGGATTTGCGTACTAAGTCGCCGCACCACACTCTCTGAAACGGCCGTATCAACTAAGACACGAACAAAGTCCTGCTCACGCGTTGTTACACCTTGAGTGTCTCCGTCGACAAGAATAAACTTGGGAGCGGAAGTTTCTATCCGATCAAACTCTACATGATCCTGGAACACACGAACATGGAGGAAGCCCCTCTTTCCTCCAACGTCACTCCAGTTTTGCTCATGTGTCGCTCCCACATACCACCCATTGCGGAAGAGTTTTTGATGTTGATGATAGTGACCAAAGAAACAAGCAGTGAACTTGTCGTGAGGTACGTCAGACACGCTCACATCCTGGTCTGATACAAGAATGTAATCACTACCAACCTTAGCCCCGCGCATTCCCTGGTGCGCCATAAGGATGTTTGCTTCACCAGGTATCGTCAACTTTCCAGCAAGGTGCAACAACTCTTTGGCTTGCTCTAAGTTCGGCGTATATGGGACAGCTACAAGACTTACACCAACTATCAAGGAGACAGCTTGTATTTTGTCCAAAACATGTACACCGGGTAGACGTTGGAGACTTTCGAGTACGTGAATCTTCCCAAGACGATCTGCATAATCATGATTCCCCGGAAGCATAAATAAACCACCACCTACTGGCAGGATACGACCTAAACGCGCAATCCGGTCAAAAATCAAGTTGTAAGCATCCACATCCAACTTGGTACGCCGATGGAACAAATCCCCAGCGAACAATACGTTGGGGATTTCATGTACCTGAACATAGGCTTGTATCTCATCCAAAACACGTACTGCATCTAGTAGACGTGTGTTGTAGTGCGCACCCTTCCACATTGGGACACGTTTGGACCCATACTTGAAGTTGTGTCCGTGCAGATCTGATAAGATAACGAACTCAGTCAAAGGTCCCATGTTACCTCAAACTTGTATTGATAAGGCACGTGTCCAACGACCTCACCTTTTAGATAAATCGGATCATAGTCAATACCCTCACTGATCCGTAGTCCAGGAAGATGTTCAGACTCGTCTTCCAGTCGCTCCACTAACTCATAGAGTTTGGCAAGTATCTCCTCACGTGGCATCAGTATCACCTACTGTAGGGATGTTGTAGTGCTTGTAGATGTCAGCCTCCAACGAAGCCAACAACTCCGGGTCATTACGTAAAGCTGTGTAAGCGTTGATCCTACCCTGACCAATACGCAAGTCATTGTGACTGTACCAGGCACCCGACTTCTTCACGAGCTTCAAATCTACAGCGGCGTCGAGAACTTCACCCGCTCGGTTCACACCTTGACCATAGAGAAGGTCAAACTCACTGACCTTCAACGGAGCGGCTACCTTGTTCTTCGCGAACTTTACGCGGGTACGCCCGCCAATAACCTCGTCACCTTGCTTCAATGAAGCGATACGCGTGACCTCCAGACGTTGTGATGCGTAGAACTTCAAAGCATTACCACCTGACGTAGCAACCTTAGATCCGAACATCACCCCAATCTTGTCTCGCGTCTGGTTGATGAAAATCAGAACTGTCTTGGTGACGCTTACAGCCTTACTTAGCTTTCGACAAGCCTGACTCATCAGTCGAGCTTGCACACCTATGTGATGGTCCCCCATTTCACCATCAATCTCAGCCTGAGGAACCAATGCAGCTACTGAGTCTACAACAATGAGATCCAAAGCGCCTGTACGTACTAGAATCTCTACAATGTTGAGAGCCTCTTCACCACTATTCGGCTGCGAAACTGACAGTTCCTTTATATTACAACCCAAACGTTGGGCGTAGTCTTTGTCAAGTGCGTTTTCAGCATCTACAAAAGCACACAGACCTCCTAGTTTCTGTGCCTCTGCAATGGCGTGTAAGGTCAACGTAGTCTTACCAGACGCTTCCTTACCAAAAATCTCTATGATACGGCCACGAGGGTAGCCGCCTACACCCGCTGCATGATCAACACCAAGAGAACCAGAAGGTATTGCATCTACATCGAGCATCTCTTCATCCCCCATGAATATGGAGCCTTCTCCATACTGCTTCTCAATAAGACCAAAAGCGGTTTTCAGTACATCACGTTTATTCATTTCGACCTCAAGGTAAAGGACACCTTTAGCCCTACCCAAGTGAATAGGACTAAAGGTGCTTCCTAGCGGATTCAGTTGGTAGCTGCCTCGCGAAGTGCCTTCTCAAGGTCCTCCTCTGGCGCTTCAGCTGTCTGTGCTGCTGGTGCCGGTGGAGTTGCTGCCGCTGTCTGTGCTGGAAGGGATTTGGAAGATCCACCCTCTGGTAGCGAAGCGATGAAGTCACCTCCAACGCCTTCATGCAACGTGGCCAACATCTCTTCGTAGCTCATCGTGAACCCAACCTGATGGAGTTGCGGAAACTCTGTCTCGCCTGGGTTGTATGCCGATGGATCCATGTCGCAGTTTACCTGATACCGCGTCATCTTCGGATCTTTTGCAGGGAACTTGGTGACGATGATTCCACGACCGTCTTCCAACTTAGTGATGTCACGACCACCAGTTGTGATCATTCCCAAGATCATGTCGTACACGGTCAAGGGAGCTGCGTACACCTGAATCTTCGCATCGCCTGCGGCGTAAGGAGCTTCCTCACCAGGATTTGCCTGCGTCCACGTAGCTACATCCTCAGCTGTGTACTCAGGATCCTTTGCATCGACGACATTGAGAAGATATGTGGTCTTGGCCCGGATGTCCTTTACCAACGCCTTGGCTTGAACATTAGTCTTGTCCTTCTTTAGTTCGTTCACAAACTCACAGATTGGGCAAGGACCATTCAGTCCAGGAGTCTTCAAGGGACAAAGGATCGGACCTTTTTGTTCACTAGATACGTTCCAATGCTGTGCTACTTCACGCCAGAACTGGTCAGCATACTCTTCTTCCTTATCCGTCCATGCAGGCATGATGCGGATATGATTCTGACCTGCCTTTGGCTTCCAGAACTGTGCGCGTGCCCCGCCGCCTGTGCGTGCGAGACGTTCCTCTGCTGCTGCCTTTGCTGCTGCTACTTTTGCTAATACGTTACTCATTGTTTCGTTCCTTTTGTTGTGTTATTACTTCTTGTTACCGACGATTTCTCGTACAGCTTTCTCACGTTCCATGATGACTGGGTCAGCATGACCCTCAGCACGGTACGCCCAACCTAGCTGGATGAGCATGTCTTTTCTTTGTATCATAGCAGTTACAGCCTGCTTTAGCAAGCCCGTTCTGAGTTTTGCTTCATTATATTTCTTCAATGATTTCACGTACTCAGGGTCCGTGGTTACAGTGTCCTTGACCCGCTTCTCTGTAGCCCTAACCCCGGCTGCAGTCATGTTCACGGTTGCCTGCGCACTCAATGCTGCTTCAACCCGACCAAGCTCTCCCTTCAGGTCAACTTCCTCATCCAAAGACAGCTCGAAGAGAGTTGCCCAGTGACGAAATTTGTCACCTTGCTGTTCGAACTCAGTATTGAGGTCAGCACGATTGATCTTCGAATCTTGTTCAATCGTGTTCGGGTAAGACACACCTCGAATAACAAACTCGTCCATGTTTTCCTCCTACATCAACAACCCTGTTGCGGCGTGATTGAGAATCATCGCTGCAACATAAAGTGAGAACAGTAGTGCTATTGAAGGCAGTACTGCAACTGCACACTTCAAAAAGAAGACTGTCAAGTCTCTCAACTGTACGTTGTACCAACTACTCATAGGCCAATCCCTCGGCTCCTCAAGGTGATGAAGGAAAGCTTCTGCTGCCTGCAGACGCTCTGCTGGTTTTATTTCTTGGTCACGCGCCATCTCAGCGAGCTGCGACAATGCATAACCTTTTGGATTTTGCGCTAGTTGCTCAGGCGTTGTCATCTTGTGTTTCCTCTGTATCCGCTTCCATGTCAAAAGCGGTTCACGAAGGCGTTGAATCCTCCAATGACATCTTCTTGGATGCCCCACATAGACCCCGAACGGTCTAATAGTATGTTGATCGATGTTAGATTTGGATTTGTCACTTTATCTCCTTCTTATCCGCCCAGTTTGTTTTACTGAATGCAAAATCTGTTATGATAGGAACTGCAAACTCAAAGTCCTGCATGGCCTTCAACATGTGATTCACAATAAAGAACTCGTCTTTGTGAACATAGGCCTGGATTTCATCGTGTACGAAGTTGACCAGCTTAGACTTCTTACAATGCTTCTTGAACAGTTCAAACACTCGAACGACTGCAATCTTGAACAAGTCTGCTGCCGTACCCTGAATCAGGAAGTTAGTGCCCTGGCGCTCAGCACGTCCGACCATCCAATAAAACTTCTTTCCGAGTAGCTTGTCAGCCTTAGCGTGTGGCAACCTACGTGGTCTACCAAAGTGGTTATACACCACTGCGTTTCTACGAATCTCCCGATTAGACGAGTGAATGAACCGCTTCACCCCAATATACTTGTACAGGTACTGATCGATGTAGTCTTGACAGACCTTGACCCACGCTTCCTCGTCCAACTCTTTGTACTGATCCGGTCTAGGAATCTGTTCTGACAGACCTGGTGCACCGACCCCGTAGATGATACCGAAGTTGATTCTCTTCGCAATAGTACGAAGCATGTCCAGCTTACCGTGCAGCTCATGGTCCTCATCTTTCAAGATGGCAATAGCCTCGTCATACACATAACCAAACATCTCACACATGGTACGTGTGTGGATATCCTGCTTGTTAGCATACGCGTCTAACAGTAGTGGGTCCAAACTGTAGTGTGCTGTCAGCCGAACCTCTACCTGCGAGTAGTCAGCAAACAAGTAGACATAATCGTCTCCTGGGGAAATGAACGCCTTACGAATACGCTTATCGCCTCCTGGGATGTTCTGTAGATTCGGATCAGACGAACTCATACGTCCCGTGGATACATTCTGGTTGAATGAGCAGTGAAGGATATCGTCGTCTGTGATCTTGTTCAAAATACCAACCACATATGTATCACGCAGTTTCTTGATTTTTCTGAGATCCAAGATCTTTTCAATGATTGGGTGCTTTGCTTTCAACTTCTTGAGCACCTTAGCATCAGTGGAGTAGTTACCTGCTGCAGTTCTCTTCGTAATCTCACAACCTGCCTTATCAACCAGCGCGTTACCCAACTGTGCTGGTGAGTTCAGGTTGATTTCTCCAAGAGTCTTCTTGATCTCCTTTTCAAGGTCCTCAGCTTCCTCAGTTAGCTCTTCCTTCAAGTCCACTAAATAGGGCCGATCAATCTTCACACCAGTGCATTCTGCTTCCATCAATGCCCTAGACAACTTGATCTCATTCACATACAACTCTTGGAGCTTTTGGTCAAAAACCATATTCTCCATGACGTGGGAATATACACGCCAAGTGAGGTAAGTATCTGTTGCTGCATACTCGGCCATCAACTCGATTGGAATGAACCCGTAGTGTACATCATCTTTCTTTGTGTTCTTGTACGGGTGATCAGCCAACTCGTTATCAATGACCCACTGCTTGAGTTCACGCTTACCTTTGTCTTGATGCTCGATTTCCAGCGCCAACTCTTCAGCCCGTTGCTTTATCAAGGCTCTGTAACCTGTCAGACGTGCCCGAGACTCACGGCCACGCCAGTCACTGATTTCGGCCTCCTTGAGCTTCGCTTCAGGGCCTACAAGCCCGTTGAACTTGATGCCAGTGTCCTGGCTCTTCCAACCACTAGCGATGGTCTTGAGGGCTCCTGGAGCGTTCTCATCAAAGAGCTGCCACAGAATCCGCGTATCGTGAATAGGCGTCAAAATCTCGATGTTGTCGGCACGATACATGTGTGCATCAAACTTCCAGTTGTGCCAGATTGTAAAGACGTCGTCCCGAGCAAAGAACTTCTGTAAGTCTTCTCGGATATCATCCATACACAACTGTGCTGGTTGCTCACCATCTATACAAGAATCTTCATGCCGTACAGGAATATAGAAGTGAATGTCGCGCCATCCAAAAGACATCCCAACGATGCGGTCACCTGCAAACCAACGAAACCCAGACGTTTCTGTATCGGCTGCTACCAACTTCTGCTCATTAAGTAGTTGGTAAAAAGCGTCCCATTCATGTTTCGTATGTACCAGGTACAACTGAGAGTCTACCAACCCTGTGTACTTTGTCATCGGCACGCCATTAACTATGTCGTACGGTTTCCCCTCAATCATTCCCGTCTCTCATTTCTTGTGTTATTCGATCGTCACCGATGCATGTGTAAGTTCGACAAACTTCTGGTCGTGTCTCATAGATAGAACAAAGACCATTCTCCGCCTGGAAAGGACAAGGCTCATCGAGGATGCCTTCTAACAAGTAGTGCGGTCGGTCCTCAGAAGAGTTGTACACTGTGGCTCTAACAGTGGTTGGAAGTAGAAGGCGACTTTGTAGTTGACATACCACTTCTGGAACAAGCTTGATACTATATGGGTCGTAAAAGCCGCTCTCATGCTCTTCTTGAGAAAGCGATATCACAAAGACAGAACAACAGATCTTGGTCTTACAACTACTGCAGGGAGGTGTAAGCTCTTCTGGCATGGCCGGCAAGTTGTTATAATAGATCTTCAAACGCGCCTTCGCATACTCTTGTTTGACTACATTCTTACTGTTGAACCCTTTGAGAGGATTGAACTTAGGAATACTGGAAACCTTACGCTCCTTTGGCAATACTAGGTCCGAAGGCACCTCTAAGCTAACAGCAGACTTGGGAAGCTTTCCCGCGTCGTGAAGCTTTCTGATATGCGTGGGACGAAAAATCGCCGCATGTATAGGCTTCTTCAGTACTTTGAGATCATCTGTCACTTATCCCCCGTATATCCGACCTGTGTCTTTTTCTCAGCACGAGCTACACCTTCAGGTCCAAACCTTTCCGGTTCCTTGTTGAGCTGCTTCTGGGTGTGCGTGGCCGACCTATGCATCAGACTCTGCTTCTGCTGCTCGGCACTCATCGCACTGAACGCCCCGATATTGGTGGCTGAGATCAGCTTTGTCACGACAGTGCTCTCACACTCAGGACATAGAACAAACTCGTCTGTTCTGTACATCTCCTCAAAGATGTGACCACAATCACCACACTCAAAATCATTGATTTTCCAAACCATACATCACCTTCACGGTTTGTAGTATATAAGCAAGCTCTTCTACCTGCGTTACATTCGTTCGGTACGCAAACGGAGAACAGAACTTGGTGCCATCAGGAATGTCCTCAATATCCAAAAGGTCTTTCACGCGCTGCGATAACATAGCACTTAACTCCACTTGCGTCTTAGTCTTCGCGTTCGTGTAGATTCGAAGGATAGGTCGCCCACCTAAAAAGAGTTGGACATAACTCGCTGTGAGAGACCAGTTAACTCCTTCGCCATATTTAGCACAAAAGTCTTGAAGGTCCTTAGCACGCCAACGCTGTGGCATTTTACCTCCAGGGATTTCTTGTACCGCGTGCTTTACCATATCGTCACAGTGTCTTCCTTGGTCAAACCAACCAATCCTTATCCAACGAAGATCATCAGGTCCCTGTCGACCCATACCCGTCTTCACCCCGTCCCGTTTCATCAAATGCATCAACAAACATCATCTTTACACGAGGTACAACTTCCTTGACTACCAACTGAGCTATACGATCTCCTGCCTTGATGTGATAAACCTTTTCCAAAGCCATCAATACCACACCTACAGGACCTCTATAATCCTCATCAATAGTACCTGGTGCATTGACCACTGTAACGCCGTGCTTCAAAGCCAAACCCGATCTTGGACGAACTTGACCCTCGTAACCAAATGGAAGCGCTATCTTGAGCCCTGTCTTTACAAGAGTAGCAGCATGTAGTTGTAAAATCACATCTTCTACAGCATACAAGTCAAACCCCGCAGCGCCGTCAGAACCTTGTGTAGGTAACTTCGCGTTTGGGTGAGTCTTGATGAAACGAACCTCCACAGGAAGCATACGATCCTTATTCATCATCCCACCACCACGTCTATTGTAGTGTTGACTGTTATGTCGATTTCTTCCCAAAGTTGGATACTCTCAGGATCCCACTGATCTTCAACTAAAGCGCGTACATGTGCTAACGCCGCATCCAACTCCTCAAAATCCACTCCACCACAGTCACTATCCCAGGTTACCTTATACATCGTCACCTCTCACCAAAAACTGTACAGGATAATCCACCCCATCACTCTTAGTTGTCTCAGGAACATCGATATGTTCCGAAGCTCGAATCAGAACCTCATAGGGTGGTGTCATTGGTACAGCACTCCAAATGAACACGCCTGGGTTCCTCCGACGCAAGCGTCTCTGGAGACGCCAACCAGCCTCTGCAGCCACGTATCGTTTCAAAGACATAATACACGTATAACCGGTGATACCTCATTTGTCAAGCACCAATTTGCCAGCGCACGTAATCTATCGAGTTTACGTCCACAGGATTACAGACTGCTTGCTCGATGTACAGTAGCCCGTCCGACACCTCCATCGTCTTACCAGCGTCCATTTTGGGATCAGGCCATTCCAAGAAGTTCGCAATGTAGACATCGTCGAACTGCATCTTCAAATCCTCTACCTGACGCACAACCTCCTTCTTGGCGTCTATATCCCAAAACAATACCACCTCTGACACACCCCAGTTCTTGAGGTGATTCATCTGCCACTGATTCAACTTCTTCCCAAAGGTACAATAGGTGCTGTACGGCGCACCTAACCGACGTACTGCAATACAATCAATGATACCCTCAACCAACACTACTGACCCTGTATGCGGCGGTACGAATGGCCACAACGTCCGATTCACTTGGGAGTCTGGACAGTTCAAGTACTTAGGTTCCTTGTGGTCAGTTGACCTGCCCACCCATGAAACCAACATACCGTTGGGTCCGTACACAGGAAAGAGAATCCGCCTACCTATATCACCAACTACATCACCTGCGTGGTTGTGTACAATGACTTGCTGCTTCCACACATAATGAGCCTTAGACGTGAGAATCTCTTTCTCCGTTAGGCCCCTACTCAACAAGTACTCCCAGAACTTGTGTTGTGAAGGAACTCCTAGCTCCAGAGGTAAAGCATCTTTCGGCAGGCAGTCTATACTCTGAATCTCGTAGTTGGGTTCGTCCTCTTCTACATCCAACGTAGAGTTATTGGCGTGCTCAATGATTTCTTCAATCGTCAGTGGCGTAACCGGCGCAAACTCCCGAGCCAAACGCATCATCGCCTTGCCTTTGGGAATGTCTTCCGTCCAAGCTACAAAGTCGAACACATCATAGTTACCGCTATTGAAGTCACACTTGTAACAGTTGAACAACTTCCTATCGTCATTCACATAACACTTATGCTTCTGCTCCCCACACTTCGGACAACAGATCCGCAACTCACCCTTGGAGGTAGTCTTTACAGTATCGTAGTTGAGTTGGATATACGCGTCGTAATCGAACTCTTTCCGAATCTTACGGAGTATGCGCAAGTTTGACATAACGGTTGTACTTCAATGACCAAATAGGTAAAGCCTTGCCGCATGTCGCACAAGATACACGCCAAGGCTGCCGTCCCTTTATCCATTTGTTTGTAGTGTGTGTCAATGTATAAATCAAACCACCATCACTATCTGTACCTGTGTACATAAAGATGGCCGTGCACTTGTCCCGCCCGTCAGAGTATTCACAAGCAATCCCATCAATGGATCTACACTTCAAGCACTGTATGGCTCCCTCAGGAATCTCCCCCGCATTCTGGTTCACCGCTTGTAGACACTGTAGACATATCGCCTTCCCCGTCACATTGCTCCGCACCAGCGGGTTGTTCTTCCGTGCACTGTTCGAGCAGAAGCTGCAAGTCCCTCTGCTCCTCAGTTGAAGTAGAGATTGTCCTTTCTTCTTCAACTGAGTTCTCCGAGTCTTGTAGTCCCCCATTTTCGTCCAACTCCTTCTGTTCCCGATAGAACGTCATGTAAGAGTAGTCCGTATCGATCTTCACCTTACCAACCCTACCGTTCCTATTCTTGGAAAAGATGATCCGCATGATCTCATCCTCACGCTCTTCAGGTGTCTGTCCCATCAACATGACAATGTCCATGACGTACTGTCGGCCGATGTAACCTGCCTGCGCAGACTCATCCGGAGTCTCCATGACCAGTCCGGCACGATTGAACTGCGTTGCTGTGTACTGCGCAAGATTCAACTCTTGTCCCATACCGTAGAGAGCCTTAACTATTACATCGTGCTCAGCTACTTGATCGTTATATAGCTGGTGGGCTTTTATCAAGTCTAGGTAGTCATAACACGCTACGTCAAAGATGATCCCTGCACGGGCCATTTGTTTGATGTAAGCTTTGATCGAACCAACCGTAGCAGAGTCCATGGGAAAGTGTTTGATGACCAAACTATTCCCATACTGAATGCTCATTCCACCAACAGAATCCAATACTTGTTTCTGGTACAGATTCAACTCTTGTGGACGTACCCGAGCAAATATAGAGTCGAAACGATCCTCTAACTCCTCAGCAGACAGCTCCATGGATACATACAACACACGTCT